CAGAGCGTGAAGCAAAACTAAAAGACAAAGCGGGTATGGTTATTTCCATATTTGCATTGTTACTAGCAGTTAACGCATGGTACGGTGGCAAGTTATCTAGTACAGTATTAAACAATACACTGGGTGCTAATAACACATGGGCACAGTATCAAGCCAAAGCAGGTCGTGGCGTTAGCTACGAAATTGCTGCTAAAACAACTGCTGATCCAAAAATTAAAGCAGAATTTCTAGCTGAAAAAGAACGCATGGATGCTGACAAGAAAGAAATTGCTGTCAAAGCAAGAGAAATGGAAGCCCTACGTGAAGAAGCTAAAAAGTCTAGTCCATGGATTGGATACGCAAGTACAGCTTACCAGTTAGCCATTGTTGTGTTATCTGCAAGTATTTTAGCAGTAAGCATGGCCATGTTCTGGGGTAGTTTTGCAGTAGCAGGGTTTGGTATACTATTGAGTCTAAATGGTCTGTTCCTTTGGTTCTAAGGAGCCAAGGGTGTGGATCCACTAACCCTATTTGCCCTTGCTAATGGTGCAGTTTCTGCTGTCAAAGCAGGATGTAAACTATACAAGGACATAAAGGGTGCAGCAGGAGAAGTCAAGGATGTATTAAAAGACCTTGATTCCCAGTTCCACAAAATGTATGATGGTAAACCAGTTCCACCAGAAGCAAAGAAACAGTTACAAGAAGAAAAAGCTCGTGTTAAAGATCTAAACAAGCGCAGCGAAGAAACCACATCCATTTACACAGAAATAGGCAATCATCTAGGCGTATACTATGATAATTTCTACAAGTGCATGGCAGTGTTTGAAGAAGAAGAAAAGCGTAGCAAGACTCAGGTTTACACAGGCGACGACAGTCTAGCAAAACGTGCCTTACAGCGTGTTCTAATGAAAAAACAATTGGAACAAATGGGTACAGAATTACAAGAAATCATGATTTACCAAAGTCCACCAGAACTAGGCGCATTATGGACTGATGTAAATGCTATGATGAAAAAGATGGGGTTGGAACAGAAGGTTCTTATAACCCAACAGATGAAGAGGCAGGCAATTGAGGATCGACGCAGGAATGCTAGATTAAAGCAATTACAGAGTGAATTTATTGTAGGGATTGCTATTATGATAATAATCCTTGCTATGGGTGCATTGTTTATGTGGGTAGCCTACGATCGTTCGAGAAAATATCCGCAATATGGCGATGATCTGTTTCCTAAAAATGAAGAACGACGTCGTTCTGAAGCAGAACCTAAAATATATATCGGAAGATAATAAATACGTATACAATAGGAGCGAACTATGTTAGATATTTTATTATGGGTAGCAGTTGGCGCATTTATAGGATGGAATTTTCCTCAACCGTTTTGGGCTAAAGCAATACAAGAAAAAATTCAAACTATGATTGCCAAGAAGTAACAGACAAATAGGAGCGAACTATGTCAGAAGAAGTAAAAAGTGCGAGCGAAAGTAAAAAAGAAGATTGGATGAACAGTAAGTGGCGTCCAATGATGGGTTGGATGTACATGCTAGTCTGTACCATGGACATGGTTATATTCCCAATTCTATGGAGTCTATTACAGACATTTACCCATACACAAATTACACAATGGAATCCACTGACCTTGCAAGGTGCTGGATTATTCCACATTGCAATGGGTGCGGTACTTGGTATTGCGGCATTTGGTCGCACACAAGAAAAATTAGGTGGAGCAAACAATGGTGGAGCACAAGTACCATCAAGCAATTTTAGCGCACCTGCACCAATGCCAGTTGCTGCACCAAGCACAAGTTTTACACCAGCACCAAGTTGGGGTACAACTCCAATAGCACCAGTTGCTGTTGCTCCAGCAGCGCCGGCAATATCTAGTACAGGAAAAGCAATGCCTGTACAACCAGCAGAACCAGAACTATAAGGAAAAAATATGAAAAATTTATTTTGGGCATTATGTGTAGTAGCAAGCGTTTCTTTCTTGTCATGGAATAATCCAGCAATGGCTGAAGAAGCTCCAAAAACTAAAAAAATATGTATTGATGTACAAGGCAAAGACGGCAAACCAGAAATGGATAAAAAGACCGGTAAAGTAAAACAAAGCTGTAAAGAAGTTAAAGTACACAAAAAACACGAAGGCACTAAAGTAGAAGGTGCTACAAAAGATAAAAAATAATTTATCCAGCTTATACTGAAGTAAATAAAAGGACTGTTTGACACAGTCCTTTTTCACATGTATAATGAAGACTATGGAATATTATTCAACACTTGGACTTACACCTGGAGCTTCTCCAGACGAAATTAAAAAAGCTTATAAAAAAGCAGCAATGAAACATCATCCAGATCGCGGAGGCAACGAAGCGATGTTTAAACAGGTCAGTGAAGCATATGATGTACTCAGTGATCCGCAGAAAAAACAAATGGTTGATATGGGAGTAGATCCGCTTAAACAACAAGGCGGTGGGCCACAGCAAGGTGGATTTGGATTTGGCGGGCATCCTGGATTTGAAGATGTGTTTAATCACTTTGGGTTTAATCCCTTTGGTGGATTTCATCAGCAACGCCAGCGTAGAAATTCCAGCATTCAAGTCACAGTAGAAGTTACATTGGCCGATGTGCTCCACGGAAAAAACATAGAAGCTGAGATCGGAATGCCTGCCGGGCAACGTAAATTAATAACTATTAATATACCAGCAGGTGTACATCACGGTCAACAAATTAAATACGGCGGCATGGGCGACACAGGTATACCCAATACGCCACCTGGTGATTTAATTGTAAATATTAAAGTTCGACCACACGATGTCTTTCAACGAGAGCATAACAATTTAACCTGCGAGTGGAAAATGTCAGTATGGGATGCAATGCTAGGTACTGCCATCGAACTTCATACCCTAGACAACAGAGTAATTAGCATCACTATTCCACCAGGAACACAGCCTGACACAGTGTTTAGTTGTTCTAACGAAGGATTACCAGATGTGCATAATAAAATTAAAGGTAAACTAATGGTTAAAGTTAAAGTTGGCATTCCTAAAAATTTAACAGAAGAGCAACGAGAACTTGTCACCAGACTTAAACATGGAAATTAAATTAGGTGTTCATGATACGCTTACTACACCGAGTATAGCGTGGGATTTTAAAACAGACGGTGATGCAGAATTACTTGAAAAAGAAATGATCGAGTTCATGGTTGCAAATCATGGAGTTGGTCTTGCTGCTAATCAATTTGGCTTGAACAAGCGAGTATTTGTAATCGGCAGTGATAATGTTCCGGGATTCCCGCAGCCGTTTGCAGTATTCAATCCACACATCTTAGAATACAGTACTGAGCAAGCATTATTCAAAGAAGGGTGTTTAAGTTATCCAGACTTATGGTTAACTATCAAACGTCCGGACTGGATTGTTGCACAATATCAAGATTCAAAAGGTAATTTGCACGAGGTAAAGATAGACGGCTATCTTGCTAGATGCTTCCAACACGAGTACGATCATTTAGATGGCATTTGTTTTGTAGACAAAGTGTCGCAGATGAAGTTACAATTAGCTATGAAAAAATTAAGGAAGACCAAATAATGATTCAGCCCAGCGACTCCTTGCAGATAATCTTTGAGAAAGCTATTAAAATCGCTCAAGATAATACGCATGAGTATATAACTCTAGAACATGTTCTATACAGTATTATGTTAGACAACGACTCTTTTAAAATTCTAGAAGAATTCGGTGCTAATTCAAAATACATTAAAGAGCAATTAGCATTATTTGTTAAAAATAATCTTGATGAGCTTAAAAATTCCGACGGCGATAAACCTAAAAAAACAAACAGTGTAGAGCGTGTATTAAATCGCTGCTTTACACAAGTACTGTTTAGTGGAAGGCAAACCATTGAACCAATCGATGTATTAGTAAGTATGCTCAGTGAAAAGAATTCGTTTGCATATTACTATTTGTCCAAGGGTGGGATTAGCAAAGAAAAATTTATTAAATATTGCCAAGAAAACTTTGGCGGTGAAGAAAATGAAGAACCTAATCAAATAACAAATTCAAATCAGGTAGAGAAAATTATTAATTCATTTTGTTCCAATCTGTCACTACAAGCTAAACAGAAAAAGATCGATCCTGTAATTGGGCGGGACGAAGAACTTGAAAAAGTTCAATTGGTACTTGCTCGACGTAATAAATGTAACGTGCTAATGGTTGGTGATCCTGGTGTAGGCAAGACTGCTATTGCCGAAGGACTAGCACGTAAAATTCACGAAAAGAAAGTTCCTAAGTTTATCCAGGATCATCAAGTATACACATTAGACATCAGTGCTCTACTTGCCGGCAGTAAGTATCGTGGAGACTTTGAAGAACGGATTAAGGCTGTATTAGCTGCATTGGAAAAGAAAGGCAATATTATTCTTTTCATCGACGAAGCACATATGATGCAGGGTGCAGGGGCTGCTAATCAAAGCGCCAACGACCTAGCAAATATTCTCAAACCAATACTTACAAAAGGTATTATTAAACTAATTGCATCAACTACTTGGGAAGAATATCGCAAGCACTTTGAAAGTGATCGTGCATTAATGCGCCGTTTCCAACGTATCACAATCGATGAACCTACTCCAGAACTTGCAGTTAAAATTGTTAAAGGTGTTAAAAAGTATTACGAAAAACACCATAACGTTAAAATTACTGATGCTGCTATTGAACAAGCTGTTAAGTTATCAATTAAGTATATGGCCGATAAAAAGTTGCCAGATAAAGCAATCGATGTTATCGACTGTGCATCAGCACGTTACAAATTGCGTGATGACGATACCACAGATGTTATTAATATTGTTGATGTTGAACAAATTATGTTTGAAGTCAGTAAGATGATTAATATGCCTGTTGAAAATATTGCACAAAAAGAAAGTAAAAATCTTGGCAACCTAGAAAAGAATATTAAAGCTGCTGTGTTTGGTCAAGATAGTGCGGTCGATAATTTGCTAGATAAAATTTTTGTGGCACAAGCCGGAATGAAAAGCCCTAACAAACCGATCGGTAGTTTTCTATTCCTTGGTCCAACTGGCTGCGGTAAAACAGAAACTGCTAAACAACTTGCAGAAAAGATGTCAATGCCTTTGATTCGTTTCGATATGAGCGAATTCCAGGAAAAGCATTCAGTTGCTAAATTGATCGGCGCTCCTCCGGGCTATGTTGGATTTGATGATAATGCAGGTCAATTGATTACTAAATTGCAGGAAAATCCCAACTGCGTTTTATTGCTAGATGAAATTGAAAAAGCACATCCGGATGTTTCTAACATTATGTTGCAATTTATGGATAATGGATTTGTAACAGGTTCCAACGGTAAAGTAGCAGACGGTCGCAATACAATTTTGATTATGACAAGTAATCTAGGTGCTGCTGACAGCGAAAAGAGTGTAATTGGTTTTGGCAGTGCTGAACGCACAGGCGAGGACGATAAAGCAGTTAAGAAATTCTTTAAACCAGAGTTTCGCAATCGATTAGATGCCACTATTAAGTTCAATAAACTAGGTCAGGATATTGTTTATAGTATTGTTGAAAAGTTTGTTTCTGAGTTGTCTGGTCTACTAAAAGATAAAAACATCACTATTAATGCTAATAAAGATGCTATTAGGTATCTAGCAGAAAAGGGCTTTGATAGTAAAATGGGTGCTCGTCCGCTGCAACGTGTTATTGATACAGAGATTAAAAGTCCGCTGAGTCGCAAAATTCTATTTGGAGAATTGCAAGGCGGTGGCAAGATCACTATAACAGTTGTTGATGGAAAACTAGATTTTGATATTGCTGATAACAAAAAGAAACTAGTTAAGCCAGACGTCGAAGTTGCAGAGATTGGTTTTACTAATATCACTACATGATTTCGACCAGGCCCGTTAAACGTAAATTTTACAATAAATGGCATTACAAGCTTAGCCTCCGGTGCCCGGGGGCTTCGCTTCTTCGCTATAAAAGCTGTGACGAGATTAAAGAATTTTTGTCGCAGCCACATGACAAACAAAACATGTATGCCACTTACGATAAAGCATACAACAATAATCGCAATATGTATGCACTAGCAGACATTCTGTCTAAGTGGCCAAAAGAAGTATACGGAACACGAATTGAAAGCGATGCAATTGACATTTACACAAACGACAAACTATTCTTTGAAGAAGCTAGCAGAGAATTTGCATTGTTTACCTGGCGTAGATTTGCACCAACTCCGCAGACAGAACATTTACTAAGTGATCAGAAGCGGGTATTATGCAAGCATCTTCCGCATAAAAAATATCAATTTAAGGTATTCCTAACACCTCATAAATTGCCAACTGGCGATAGCAAACGATCAGAATTTGTAGAGTTTGTTAAAAACAGCGGAGACACTATTCGAATTTCTAGCGCAGTAGAAGAATGGTTTATGAACACTAGATGGAATTGGGATCGCAGATACGTGTTTGTAGACAACGAAAAGTCGCTTTTAATGCTTAAATTAAAGAATAGTGACGCTATAGGTGCCGTCTACGAATATGTAACCATATAAACAATCGCGATAAATATAGTATATCCTTTTGGAACATACTATGCGCGATATTATTATAAAATTACAGGTTACAATGTTCGAAACAGCATTGAATCCTAATAACCCAGCCGAGGACTATGCCGCTAAACGCAAGGCATTACAAGACCTCCAAACGGACCCAGCGTCCGACGATCCTACCATTAAACAAGCTATTATGCAGCGTCTTGCTGATCTTAACAAAGAAGCCAAAGAAAACGGCCTATCTGTAAAAGAAGCGTTTGATGACTCATCAGAATATGATGATGAAGCAGGAATGGCCAAGGGTCAACTTACCACCGCAGAAGCTGCCGCAGCAGAATTACGTAGTATTTTAGATGCTGACGAAAATCTTCCAGAATGGGTTCAATCAAAGATTACCATGGCTGTTGATTATCTAGACACCGCCCGTGATTACATGAAATCAAAAGATAACCAGGACTCATTATGAAACTAATGGAATTGTTTTATCCAGTTAAGGATGCGGATCAAAAATTTGATTCGGATGTTGACTACTTGGATGATTTAAAATTTTGGATTAGCAACAATGACGAAATGTTGTCTAAGATATTCTTTCCGGCTGTTAAAAAACATAAACAGCAATTTGACGACGAAGATGTATACAAAGTCTATATCGAACCGTTAAAAAAATGCAGTGAAGCATATTGCGAAGAATACGATCTACTTCACAGTAAAGATGAGATCTTTACAGACGAAGCATTATTAGAGTTGGCCCACACTGTTGCTAAAGAGCAGGCGGAGTTTATTAAAAAAGGCGATTATCATCATGAGACTGAATGAGTTATTTACAAATAGAAAAAAAGCCATCAACGAAGAACAAAAATATGAAAGTCGTTGGGCGAAATTCAGTGATGAACAATTACAAAAACGTCTAAGTGAATTAGAGACCGCATATGCTGCGACCAAAGCTAAGACTCGAGAACTATATGCCCAAATTGAAGAAATCGAAAGCGAAGCATCGGGACTAGATGAAATTGCTAAAATTGCAGGTGTATCGGAATACGATGTTAGAAACATCACTGAGAAACTAAGGGAAGCAACCTCTGCAATTTTTTATATCGAAGAAGAAGTTGCAAGTGCAATCAGAGACGTCGAGTACGAAATTGAAGAGCGTAGTTATCCAGAAGAAAGTATAGGAGAGGCAACTAAGTCAAATACTGTGCCAGCTACTACACCTAGAAATTTTGTTGCAAAGAATGCAAAGACTAGTGGTTCAGGTCAACACAAAGATTCAAAAAAATCTGTGCAGCAGGTACGTGGTCAAAAACACAAGCAGCCAGTTAGCGTTGAAGAAGTTGCGCCACCAGGTGCTAAAGCAGAACGTATGGTAAAGCATATTAAAGCAGGATATGCCAAAGACGGAAAATTAACAGCAGTTGAAAAAAGCAAGGCCTATGGCGCTGCTTGGAAAGCACACAATAAAAAATGAAACAATATCGGGTCACTACGGCAAATTTAAATCAAGACAGCAATGATGATTGCTATCTGTCTCCGGACGATCCTGTGCATGAAATTAAAGCATTACAGGAATTAGCAGGACTAGGTAGTCAACAAAGATTACAGGAATTAAAAGGCAGCAATATAAGTGTTACCGGCAGCGAAAACGGTCGTATACAACGAGAATTAAATATTAAACCAGGAACACCAGAATGGTTTAAATTGTGGTTTAGTTTACCGTACATGACTGGAGAAAAGAAAAAATGAATCCAAATGATTACCCAGTATATCCGGAAGACGACGGATATGATCGTCCTAGAAATCCATATAGTCCAGTATGAAAATCTTTGAAATTATAAAAGAATCTCCCGACCTTAGTGAATATAACAAAGGCAATAATTGGGGTCTGTCTGAAAAGGATGCAGAAGAAATTATTTCTTACATTCAAGACGGTGAAGATTATAATAGGCTAACAGATCACTATCCGGGACTAGAAAACTTTATTAACGACCACGAAGAATTTTATGGTAGTTATTATTGGGATTATGTAATTGACTCACTTAAAAATATTGAAGATGGCGGGATGGAACTAGATGATTGAAATTTCAGAATCAGCAAAAATTAAAATATTAGATTTATTATTGGAAGAAAATAATCCTAATCTAGCATTACGTACCTTTGTTCAAGGTGGTGGATGCAGTGGCTTTAGCTATGGATTTACATTTGACGAAGAAAAGAATGAGGATGATTTTGAATTTCCAATAGACACAAACTTTAATGTACTAGTAGATGCAATGAGTATGCAGTATCTACAAGGTGCTACTATTGATTACAAAGAGGAAACAATGGGCAGTCAATTTGTAATTAGTAATCCAAATGCTAAGACCAGCTGTGGTTGTGGGAGTAGTTTTTCAGTATGAAAATTTATGAAATTTTAACAGAAGGTGTAGCAGGACCTAAAAACTGCTGGCCAGGTTATAGAAAAACTGGCACACAGCCAGGCACCGGCAAGAACAAGGGCAAGCGTGTCAACGACTGCGAAAAAATTAAAAAAGAAGATGTAGCGGTAGAAGGCTCAATGGATGACAGTGCCATTTGGAATAGATATGGACACTATAACGCCCAAGACTTAATAGGGGAGTTTCCAAATTTAAGTCCTAAAGATGCACAGACTATCGTTAATTTTGCTGAATATGGTTGGACAAGTGTTCCTAATCGCCAAGAGTATAGAGATGAAGTTGTGCAGCGAGTTAAAGCGGCCATGGGTCAGCAAGGTACGGCGGAAGACTTACAGCAAGAGTTTGACATGATTGAAAGCATCATCGAACAAATTGCAGATCATCATGATATTGATGTTGATCTTGTATGGGAAGATTTGTCAAGTCTCACAGACGACGAACTATATGTGTTTGCTGTAACATCAGAACCCATTAACGAAGATTGGCAAAAAGCCAATAAGCGAGATAAAACTGACGGCATGAGCAAGAAAGCTGTCAATGCCTATCGTAGAGAAAATCCAGGTAGCAAACTAAAAACTGCGGTTACTACTAAACCTAGTAAACTAAAGAAAGGTAGTAAGGCCAGCAAACGCCGTAGTAGCTATTGTTCTAGATCCGCTGGACAACAGAAAATGCACAATATTAGTTGTAGTAAAACTCCAGACAAGGCAATTTGCAAAGCAAGACGTCGCTGGAATTGCTAATATGAGAGCCTACGAGTTTATTAGCGAAACAAAAAAACGCAAACGTAAATCTCGATGGGCTGCTTACGGGCCAGGTCCCTACGGCGGATATGGATATTATGCTGGATATAGCGGAGACTCTAGTAATAGTGGTGAAGGTGGTAGTGGCGAAAGCATCGAGCATGAAAACTTTGCGGATGGAAAGAAGCCCGGACGTAAAGGACTTGCTAAACGTAGCGGTGTCAATACCAAAGCCAGTGTTAGTGATCTAAGAAAAACTGCTAAAAACAGCACAGGCGAAAAAGCTCGCATGGCACACTGGCTGGCCAACATGAAAGCTGGTCGTGCAAAAAATGAAAATATAGAAGAAGATTGGAAAGACTGGGTTGCAGGAGCTGCATTAGGAGCTGCTTCTTTAGGTGCAAATGCTAATATTGTTCGACAACTAGTTGAACCCGGTGATACTGTTTATTCTATTGCTAGACAGAATAATGTAACTCCGCAATTTGTCATGCAGTTAAATCAGTTTAATAAAGACACCAAACTAAAACCGGGGCAGATGGTTAAAGTTCCAGACAATGCTAAAGAAATGCCCGTTGCCAAGAAACAAGATGTTAAACAAAAAACAGAACCTCAACAAAAAGTTAATTCTAATCAATCCCCCAAAGACAATACTGCTAATACAGTAACTGGAAGTCCGCATGAAGAGTTTCTTAAAAAGGCCGCAATAAGAGCAGGCATCACTGGTAATGAGCTTGTGGCATTTTTAAGTCAGTGTGCTCATGAAACTATGGATTTTAAAAGTCTTAAAGAACTAGGTGGTAGTCTAGACTTTCGCAAGTACGATATTAAGTATGCTCCTAAAAAAGCTAAAAAATTAGGCAACGACAAAGTAGGCGACGGCGAAAAATATAAAGGTCGAGGTTACATTCAATTAACTGGAAAAGACAATTATGAAAGGGCCGGGCAAGCGTTAGGGCTACCGTTGGCTAAACATCCCGAACTTGTTGAGAAACCAGAAATAGCTGCCCAAACCGCAATATGGTATTGGAAAAATCGAGTTGCGCCCAGGGTTGATAACTTTAAAGACACCAAAGATGTTACCAAATCGATTAATCCGGGAATGAAACATCTAGACAAACGACAAGAAAAACAACGAGCGTTCCAGGTAGCAATGAAATGAGATCATACGAAATACTAAAAGAACGCACAGAAACATCATGGATACGCCCATGGATTGCCACTGCGGTTGCTAAAATTGGCAACTATAAAAACGATCTTGAATGGTATACCAAGTTCTTTAAGAATCTAAATGCCAGTAAAGAACTAGCAGCATGGAAAGAACAACACATCGATCGCAAGCTGTCAATTAAACATAAGATGCTTGATCGTCCGGATGTTGCCTACTCTGTTATTAACGCAGAACACGAAATCAGCGGCATTCCAATAGAGCATACTGTTACAGTTGAAGTAAATGTAGCACATGCACCAACAGACGAAAAGACTGCTAAGAATTTTATTGATAGATTAAGTTCTATTATGGTGCATGAATTTGCACACGCTAGTCAGCGAACAAGTCAAATTAAAAAAGCAACAGACGATGATAGTGTTTACGACATCGAAACAGATGTTTGGAAAAAGCAGCCACCTGTGGCACACAACGAACGCGACAAGTATTACATCTATATGCTGAATAACATGGAAAGAGATGCTTGGGTAGCGCAGATAGCCAACGACATACACAATGCTGTGGGGGATAAGGGCATTGGATTAATTGACAATATTCTTAAACAGGCGCAAAGACAAGATTATGCGGTTGTTGGTAGTAAAATCATACAAGTTCCTAACTTAAACGTTCTTTGGAATGCTCTTGAATATTATGGGCGATTTCTTAAAACTAGCAAGGAAGGGTCTTGGAATAAGATTAAGAAAGAGTTATACAGATACCTTTCAAATTATAATAAATAATAGTATGAAAATAAGAGAACTTTTGGAAACAGATGCCAGTACAACATCCACTGCTAATATTGGTACGGTTGAAAATCCGCACATTAGCCCTGGCACTGCAAGAGGCAAGACCAGTTACATAGGTAGTCCGGGTAAATCCGGCACAAAAGCGCCTCCGCAGCCAAAAGTCAAGCAAAAAAAGAACAAAGACGGTACTGCTGTTAGTGCCCTAGATCAAAATACAAGTTTATTTGGTGGCGGTAACGCTATCAAAAGATAAATAACATATACGCCTGTAAAGAACAATCGGAGAAATACATGGACTTTCACAAAATGCTACAGAAATTGGACTCTATTAACCCAGTCGAAAAGACAGCGGTAGCGAGCAGCCAATCAACACAACAACCAAAGGTTGTACTTGCAGAAGACGCTCAAATGAGAGTTTTAGCAGGTGTTAGCTCAATCCTTGAAGAAGGACGTAAAGCTAAAGATGAAACAGTTAAAGAAGCTACTAAAGCTGACAAATCATGGACAGACAAGTCCGGTAAGTCACACACAGGAACTGCTGTAAAAGGCAAGGCCTACGGTGGTAGCTCAGACGAAGATAAAGAAGAAGACAGCGACGAAGCAGACGAAAAAGCTGCTAAGAAAGCCGCTAAGAAAGGTGTTGAAGAGTCTACAGCAGCTCAAAAAGCTGCACGTTCTAAGTTCCAATCAATGGTTGAAGCTAAGAAAGAAGAAGCTGACAAGAAGAAAGACGCTAAGAAAAAGAAAATGGCAGAAGGCGGTTTGCCAATGACCACAGTAAACGGAAAGAAAGTTCCAGCATTTGCAGCCGATGGTAAGGGTAAGAATGATCTCGGTAAAGGCAAAGATACAGAAGCTGATGATAGCGAAGAGTCAGGTGAAGAGAAAGACGGAAAGAAAGGCATGAGCGATAAGCAAGCCAAGTATTTTGGTAAGAAGACCGAAAGTGCAATGATGCCAAAAGGCAAGAAGCGTCCAGTTAAAGAAAGCGTACAACAAAAGTATTCATTCAAACAATGCCTACAGTTAGTTAAAGAAAGCGGTGGTCAACAACAGATCGATCCAGTTGATGGCGCTTTATGGAAGTGGGCTCAACGTGTTGCAGTTAGCAAAGTGCAAGAAGGTGTGTCAGCAGACGCAATGGCAGCATTTGTTTACGAACGCATGGGTGGTGAATTCCAACTATTTGACGTACTATCAGAAACAAAGTAAGTTAATACTTTGGTAACAAAAAGCCGGCAATTAGTTGACCGGCTTTTTTGTTGGCTGTATAATAGTTTTATAAGGAGAATTATATGGCTAAAATGTACGGTCCCGAAGAAAAAGCAAAATTAGAACGTTTAATCAACGAGGGTTCTAATGTATTACGTGAACTAGAAGATTTACAAGAAGGTCTCAAAGAAACCGTCAAAGCAGTAGCAGAAGAACTGCAAATCAAACCAAGCATCATCAACAAAGCAATTAGAATCGCCCACAAGGATAACTGGAAAGCGCACGAAGAAGAGTGGGATGAAATTGAAATGATTCTAGGTGTAACAAAGCATTTGCCTGAATGATAGATTCGCTTAAGCCGACAATTATTTGGATCAAAGAGGATTACGCTAGCTATCCTCTAAGATTCACATTAGAGCTATTGGCATGGACAATGAGTATAGGTTGCACAATCTGGATGGGATATACATTGCCCAATCCGCCGTTTATATACCTATATCCGTTATTCGTGTTCCAGTGTACAATATTTGCATGGGCTGCTTGGACTAGAGGCAGCACCGGTATGATTGCTAACTATGCACTAATTGCCAGTATAGACTTAATTGCCTATATAAGGATGATAAATAATTTTTAAGCAAGGTATGCGGGCCATAAACCGCATGTTTGGTGTTTGTCAGCCGTAAATGACATAGGAGAATACAATGAGCTACGTAGATGCTTTCTACGACCGCGATAATGATATTATCAACGTTGTCGAGCGTGACGAAAAAGGGCAACGTCACTATAAAGAATACCCCGCAAAACACCTCTTTTATTATCAAGATTCAAGAGGAAAACACAAATCAATTTTCGGCGAACCGTTAACACGAGTTAATTGCAGAAACCTTAAAGACCTCCACAAAGAACTAAGAGCTTATAGCGGTAAGAAACTATACGAATCAGACATTAAACCTGTATTCCGTTGTTTTGAAGAAAACTATTTAAATGTTGATGCTCCAAAACTAAACGTTTGTTTCTTTGACATCGAAGTAGACTTTGATCCAGAACGCGGCTATGCGGCACCAGACGATGCATTCATGCCAATTACAGCTATCACAGTATACTTACAATGGCTTGATAGTTTAATCACCTTGGCAATACCGCCAAAGACTATTTCAATGGTGCAGGCCAAAGAATCAGTTAAAGACTTTCCTAATACATTTTTGTTTGACAACGAAGCAGAAATGCTCGATACATTTTTAAACTTAATTGACGATGCGGATGTATTAAGTGGCTGGAACAGTGAAGGCTTTGATATTCCCTACACTGTTAATCGTGTCATTAAAGTACTAAGCAAAGACGACACACGCAGATTTTGTCTATGGAATCAATTTCCAAAGAAACGAGAATATGAAAAATATGGTAAAGCTGCTGTTACCTATGACTTTATTGGGCGTGTACACTTAGATAGCTTAGAACTGTACCGTAAGTATACCTATGAAGAACGTCACACTTATCGACTTGATGCTATTGCAGAAATGGAAATTGGCGATACAAAGACAGTCTACGAAGGTACACTAGATCAGTTGTATAACGAAGACTTCCGTAAGTTTATTGAATACAACAGGCAAGATACATTGCTGTTAGACAAGCTAGATAAAAAATTAAAATTCTTAGACCTTGCAAATACCATTGCTCATGAAAACACAGTGCTGTTGGCAACGACAATGGGTGCTGTAGCTGTAACCGAACAGGCTATTATTAACGAGGCACATCGCCGAGGAATGATTGTTCCTAACCGTATACAACGTGAGCCAGGTAGTGAACCTGCGGCAGGTGCGTATGTTGCATATCCAAAGAAGGGCATTCACGAATGGATTGGGTCACTTGACATTAACTCACTGTATCCCTCAGCAATTCGTGCATTGAACATGGGTCCAGAAACTATTATTGGACAGTTACGTCAAGACGGAACCAAGGCATATATCGATGCAGAGATTGCAAAAGGTAAAAGTTTTGCGGCAGCATGGGAAGGAATGTTTGGTGCAGTAGAATACACAAGTGTCATGGCCAAAGAAGTAGGCCGTGACTTAACCATTGATTGGGCGAACGGAGGCAGCGATACATTGTCTGCGGCACAGGTATATGATTTAATCTTTGACAGCAATCAACCTTGGATGTTAAGTGCCAACGGCACAATCTTTACCTACGAAATTGAAGGCATTATTCCTGGATTACTAAAGCGTTGGTATGCCGAACGTAAAGAGATGCAGGCCAAACTTAAAGACTGTATTAAAGCAGGCAATAAGATTGAAGAAGAATACTGGGATAAACGTCAGCTAGTTAAAAAGATTTTGCTTAACAGTTTGTATGGGGCTATTCTTAACCCTGGTTGTAGATTTTTTGATAACCGAATCGGACAATCAACTACACTAACCGGTCGTGCAATTGCACAACACATGGCAGGAAAAGTCAACGAAATTGTTACTGGTGAAAATAATCATATTGGTAAAGCAATTATCTACGGTGACACTGACTCATGTTACTTTACAGCATATCCAACATTAAGAAAAGAAATCGATGCTGGACGATTGCCGTGGACCAAAGAAAGTGTTGTTCAACTCTATGATCAAATTGGTGAAGAAGTCAACGATACGTTTCCTAAATTTATGCAAGACGCATTTCATTGTCCAAAGTCACGTGGCGAAGTTATTAAAGCTGGTCGTGAAATTGTTGCAAGTCGCGGACTGTTCATCACGAAGAAACGATATGCAGTACTTTACTATGACAAGGAAGGCAAACGAGCAGACGTAGACGGCAAGCCTGGTAAGATCAAGGCCATGGGCTTAGACCTTAAGCGCAGTGATACGCCTGTTGTTATTCAAGACTTTTTAAGTGAAGTACTAACTATGGTCCTAAATAATGGTACCCAAGAAGATGTGCTTGAATACATTACTAATTTTCGAACTGAGTTTAAAACAAGACCTGGTTGGGAGAAAGGTAGTCCTAAACGTGCTAACAACATTACAGAATACGCTAACAAAGAAAAGAAAGCAGGAAAAACAAATATGCCCGGACATGTCCGTGCTAGTTTGAATTGGAATACTTTAAAGCGTATGATGGATGACAAGTATTCAATGAATATTACAGACGGTGCAAAAGTAATTGTTTGTAAAATTAAAGACAATCCAATGGGGTATACTAGTGTAGCGTATCCCGTAGATGAACTTAGATTACCTCAGTGGTTTAAGGACATGCCTTTTAACGATGCTGACATGGAAAATGCAGTTATCGACGAAAAGCTAGAAAACTTGATCGGTGTCTTGGAATGGGACATCAGCTCAACTCGCAGTGACAACACATTCGGAAAATTGTTTGATTTTGAGTAAAATTAATTTGCTCTTTGTCAACGATCTAAATATAATCTTAACACTAACGGAGAATTCTCAATGAAAGATATTTTACAAGACATCGTTCGCCACACACATGATATTGGCGGATTGCTTACTACAGTTAAAGTAACTGGTACAGACGAAAAGACTGTATTAAATGCAATGGCAGACAATCGTTCTGTTATTATGGAAGCAGAGACTGCTAACCCATATCCACAGATGCTAGGTGTATTTGGTATGCCACAGCTTAACAAATTGAAATATTTGTTAGACGGCGATGTCTACAAAGACGATGCTAAAATTGCTGTTACTACAGCAGAACGCAACGGAGCAACTGTTCCAACAGGATTGCACTTTGAAAACAAAGACAGCGATTTTAAAAATGATTATCGCTTTATGAACACAGAAATCATCAACGAAAAGATGAAGACTGTTAAGTTCCGTGGTGTCAAGTGGGATGTCGAAGTCGAACCAACTGTTGAAGCAGTCAAGCGTTTTAAATTCCAAGCCGGTGCTAATAATGAACAGCCAACATTCTTGGCTAAGACCGACAGCGGCCATTTAAAGTTTATCTTTGGTGATGCTAGCACACACGGTGGTGAGTTTGTATTTGCATCAAATGTTGCAGGTAAATTAGATCGCGGCTGGACATGGCCGGTTGCTCCGATCATGAGCATCCTAAGCAATGCCGATGCTAATAATACAAAGATGAGTTTGTCAAATGAAGGTGCTATTCAAATTACATTAGATAGCGGTTTGGCAACTTACAAATATATTATTCCAGCACAAGCTGTCTAAAATATGAAAAACTTGCCCTGGGACGAGTCTCACTTACTATTACCCTCTCCTTATCAGTCAGGTAATCAGTGTACTACAGATATCTCAGGCAAGATTAACTATCAATTTAACAGCAATGGCTATCGCACCGATGAATGGGACAGTATTACATGGTCCGACAGTGTGATAGTATTAGGTTGTAGCCATGTGTTAGGTGTAGGTGTAAATGTAGAGCATAGTTTGCCAGGGCAGTTAAAGCATATGCTCAACTGTCCTGTAATCAATTTGGGCTATTGTGCTAGTAGTATGACTGTGCAACTGTACAATAGCCTAGCTCTAGTAAAACAAGGTATTCGACCACGTGCTGTTATATTGGTTGCTCCAGAGCTTACACGATTGGCATATTTTACATGGTCATCACCTGTGCATATGGTGCCAACTAACACAGTACACATGTCTCAGGCCATACAGCGTTCTCAATGGCTAGCCAGCATGTTAACATCTCATCAAGAACAATTGCCCGAGGGCATCGATGATTGTTATAAAGGTTGGATACACCACGAACCCAATGCTGAAGTACATGGAGCATTGCAATGGGCTAGTATTACGCATATCTGGCAACACGTACCGTTTTATACATTTACCGTTGTTGAAAACTCTAATAGTACACGGTGGATAGATGCAGACTGTTTACCCAAGTATACTGATCGAGCCGCCGATGGGTTACATGCGGGTCCAAAAACTATAGCTGCATGGGCTACTGAAATAGTCAATAAAGTATGTTTGCTCTAAACGGTTGCAAAAACCTTGCTGTGGCTGTACACTACTTGTAAAGGATTTAACTATGATTAAAGGTCTAATGGGCACATGCGGTATTACAGTATCAGGCGGAAATACAACTCTGCCTTATGTGCCACCTAACAGCAGTAATCCAATGACAGGTATGGTACGTATTAATATGACAGAACTTGAAGTGTTCAACGGAAGTAGTTGGCAACAGCTATCAAGCAGTTATGCCACAGTTACTATGGATCAAGATGTTTTAGATAGCATACAATGGGCACGTAAAAAACGTGACGAAGAACGGGCTTGGGAAAGCTTGGCTTCTGAGAACAAAGCTGTTAAAATAGCACTAGACAATTTAGAACAGGCAAAACGTCAATTAGACGTAACAATAAAATTATCGAGAGAATATGAAACCACCAGTTAACTTATCACCATTACAGAAAGACTACGCAGTATACTTGCCAGCTATCAGTTCTTTTTATAGCACATACATTGCAAAGCAACGTGTAGAAGAATTTATTGCTGCGGATCGAATCCCCGACGGATTTGATAGAGGCATTGAAGGCATGAACTTTTTAAATCCCGAACAAGGATACTTTACATACAAATACGGTCTGTACTCAGCAGGTCATGCACAACTTAATCTTGAAAAAAGTGTTATTCAAGAGGCAATGATTCAACAACGTGACAGAGACAATACTGTTATTGTTGGAGATTCAGGTGGGTATCAGATTGGTAAAGGTGTTCTTAAGTTTGACTGGCTGAACTTTGATGGTCCTAGTGCAAACAAAACACGCTTAGACATTCTTCGTTGGCTTGAACTTACCGCAGACTGGTCAATGATGTTAGACGTTCCTACTTGGGCCTGCGATCACATCCATGCGCCTAAGACAGGATTAAAAGATTTTGACGATTGTTTGAATAAAACTAAATTTAACAATAAGTTCTTTTTAGAGAACCGAGACGGTAAAACTACTAAGTTCTTAAACGTGCTACAAGGTAGTAACTGGGAAACTGCGGAGACGTGGTACAACGGTGTTAAAGAATTTAGCGATGAAAAAGTCTGGGGTGATAAAGCCGCAGAAGGTTGGGCCTTTGGTGGTGCTAACATGTGTAAAATGGATATTACGCTTAGACGTCTAATGACGATGCGTGAAGACGGTTTGCTGAAAGGCAAAAATTGGATCCACTTCTTGGGCACTGCTCAATTAGATTGGTCTTGCTACTTAACTTTAATTCAACGTCAAATACGAAAGCACATTAATGAAGAACTTACCATCTCTTTTGATTGCGCCTCACCGTTCATTGCAACGGCACATGGACTTGTCTACACAAACGCTCAACACACAAACAAACGATGGTCAGTTATCATGGACAAAGCGCCAGATACCAAGGCTCTTTCAGGCTCCGATATACCGTTCCCATTCGAAAGTGAAGTTGGCAGTAGATTAGCAATGGGCGATGTATGTTACTATGCACCAGGCATGTTAAACAAAATTAAAAAAGAAGGTAAAACTAGTTGGGATAGTTTTGCTTATGCATTAATGATGGGTCATAATGTTGAGTGTCATATTAAGGCAGTACAACGTGCCCAGCAATACATGGACATTGAGTGTGCTAAGTACAAACCAGATTGGCGCATGTGGAGTCTAGAAGGTAAGAAAGAAACTGAATACAGTGATTGGGTACCTCGTAAGATTCTTTACTTTGCAACATTCATTGAAGAATTGTTTAATACTAAAACCAAAGACGAAGCGTTTCAACTTATTTTTAATGCCAAAGGTTTCTTAAAAGCATTAGAAGGTGCTAGACTACAAGGCGGCCCTGCCGATAACGAATTTAATAGTTTGTTTATAGTCGATGGACACAAACAATTGCAATACGATAAAGACGGACAACCGATTTTTGATCAACAAGATGACGACGACCTTCGTAAACTAGAACAACAACTTAACAGTGACTAACTATGAAACATTGTACCGTTTGTAATAAGCAGTACACTCCGGACTGCGACTTTAAACAAGGTCGCTGTCCACTCCACCCGCCAATGATTGATTTAATTATTGGCGATCCGTATAAAGCTAGATATTACAATCTAGTTCAATCAATTAAAAATCTTTTTAGAAAGACAAAATGAAACGAGATTATAATACCGGCAAAGCCGAATCTATTACCTTCTTCACAGGTAAGGAAATTGAAACTACGCCTGCATACGGAATGGAAACACTGTTTGTTGTAGGCGTTCACGATCCGTATACAATATTGCATATTGCTGATGATACAAAGTCATATGTAGACGAATCTAAAAAAATTAAACATATCTACTTTGGCGCTAATCAAAGTTTTAAACCTAATGGAACTAACGATGTAGACACATGGCGTCCGTGGGAAGATATGATATACGTTTGTCTTGAAGCAGGATACTGGTGTACATTAGATCTTGACGTGAGAGATGTTGAAGGATTGTTAGAAAGCGGCCTTGTAGAGAAGCAGCAGTTCATCCCGCAAATTTCGGTAAAACTGCCCTATTTACAACAGCTAGGGTATAACGCTACAATTAAGTTAGACGACAAAGATTTTAATGCAACTAATCCCGGTGTATGGTGTCACAACCTACACGACTTGCTCGGGCGAGATAAGTTTACAAGTTGGGACAAATACGGAAAGGACGAGATTTTAAAATGAACGAAAAAAGTTTTTTCTTTTACATACACGACGATTTAAACGGAGACTCTAATTGGAAAAAGATTGGAGTAGCTATGACGCCGTATTCTGCTGTTAGAGCTAGACAAAAGTTTTGTTCTAAGGAGTTTAGTCTTAATCATGTTTATTTCGGAGCGCCTAGAGATATAGGCAGATTGGAATCAAAGATTAAACAAGCCCTGATATATAAATCTGGCAAATACCTCAATAACATTTCATCACAGACCGAAATGTTTAAAATTCCCGAAGAAGAATTACTAACCACAATTAACAACATAATAACATCATCAAATTTATTGATTACTAAATGTGAATTAGAACAACCATATTCTGCCGCAAATAGTGGAAACTGTCCTTTTGGAATACCGTCTGAACAATATTCACACTCGTTTTTAGCAGACAAAGTTTTTCATAAGTGGGGATTAGATATTCGAACTATGCAGATCAATGAATTTAACAGCCTGTTTGATGTAGAAGAATCATCTGAAGGAAAACTATGGAGTATTGAAGAAAATGAACTGGTTTAAAAAAATCATTGTCCGCTGGGTTCGCGAAGATTGGGATAAAGTTCGTGAAGAAGATATCTATGTAAATAAACCTAGACTCAGCAAAGGCATCTCTATGAGCAGTGAACGTACTATAGACAATCACGGATTTAATTTTAAAGTACACAAAGCAACTGGTGGAACTATTATTGAATTGAACAAATACGATAACGTAAACGATAGACATAAGAATGCAATTTATGTTATAATGGATGATAAAGACTTAGGCGAAGAACTAAGCAAAATTATTACAGTGGAAGGATTACGATAATGTTACATGAAAGCTTAACCGTTAATAAATTTACCGTTAAAGATAACGGTTCATTTAGAGTACGTGTAGAAACTTGGGAAGTAATTAGTCCCAAAGGATTATACAATCTCGACTTTATTCAAGAATGTCTTGATAAAGACGGAAACGTAGAACATGCAAGTACATATAACTTCTTTATGACTAAAGAAGAAATTGGAGAACTTTGCAAGGGTTTGTTGGCATCATGATTATTAGACAAGACACTCGTCCTAACAAAATGATTTGGGTTACCTTGCAAAAAGAAGGTATTCACAAATATCCAGCAGCACTTACAGATCCTAATCTTGCTACAGGCGACGAATATGATGTAAGTTTTCTAGGTTATCCGCATCGTCACACATTCCATTTCAAAGTATGGATTAGTGTTACACACGATGATCGCGATATTGAATTTATTCAATTTAAACGCTGGTTGGAAAACCTTTACAAAGAAGGTACACTACAACTAGATTACAAGAGTTGTGAAATGATGTCAGGTGATTTATATGACAGCATTTCCAATAAGTATCCAGGTCGTGAGATTTGGATTGAGGTCTCCGAAGACGGAGAAAATGGTTCATTCATCAAATACTAATTAAAGGAACTACCGATGAAAACTGAAGTTGAGAAGATTTTTAACGATCTCGACGCCCTGTTGGATTTTTGCAGATTAGAACTTCTGCCTTATAATCCGGCAGATTTGTATAACCGCCAGAGTAAAGTTTGGCAATCTTACGAGGCATCTAAACGCCCTCGTCGACACTTCGATCGCAATGATCGCAATGGCGAACGAAAGGAGTGGAAACCTCGAGGACAGCAACACTATCGGACACGTTCATAATGTCGATATACCTTGTTGATTTAGAAGCAGTTGAAACAAGGTACACAGGCGAGTGGAAAACCCACTTGCCTGCACTCTTACGAAAGGCGGGACACAATGTCAACGTTATATCAGGTCCTACGGACATTCCTAGTGCTACCACTCCGGGAGCGTTTCTTAACTTTGGCGGCACTAATATATACAAGGCTAGTCAAGTTGAGCAGATGGGCCGTTTATTTTGTAGCGGAGCCGTTCATCCCGGCGATCACTTTATTTTTACTGATGCTTGGCATCCAGGTATTATAAACTTAAAGTACATGAGTGAGTTATTGAGTATTCCAGTAACTACTCACGGTCTATGGCATGCGGGCAGTTATGATCCTCAAGACTTCCTAGGACGGCTTGTAGGAGATAAACCTTGGGTTAGACATGCTGAGAAGAGTTTCTATTATGCGTTTGATCACAACTACTTTGCCACTGACTTTCACATTCATATGTTTTACAAAAACTTGATCCAAGCAGATCCAGATCGTAGACAAACAATGTATAAGACTGTGATAGAAGATACTGTGTTCAATAATAAAGTAGTACGCACAGGATGGCCTATGGAATATATGGAAGATACGTTGTCTATGTATAAAGGCATGGAAAAACGTGATCTTATTTTATTTCCACATCGCATTGCCCCAGAAAAACAAGTTGAAATTTTCCGTGACCTAAAAGAACATTTACCGCAATACGAATTTGTCATATGTCAAGAACAGCAATTAACTAAACGTGAATATCACAATTTATTAGGCGAAGCTAAGTTAGTGTTCAGCGCAAACTTACAAGAGACATTAGGTATTAGCTGGTATGAAGGTGCAATCGTAGACGCGATTCCAATGGTTCCGGATAGATTAAGCTACAGCGAAATGGCCATGGATGTGTTTAAGTATCCTAGTGAGTGGACAGAAAGCTGGAACTCATATAACAAGTATCGTCCGGACGTGTGTAGAGGAATTGTCACACATATGGAAAATTATAAATCTCGTCTACCTAGCCTAAATAAACAGGTAGATGTTTTAAGAGAGAACTTTTTCAGTTGTAGTCGACTACTAGACAACTTAAAATAACTACTAAGTCATCCTCGACATTAACTCGGAGAAAATATGTCAGAAAAAAATCTATCGCAAGTTATCCGCGAAAACATGAAAAGAGATAACAAACGTTTTTGGGCTGGTGACAATATCAGCGAATACGTTAAAGATGAGTTTGATAAAAACTATCTTATTGAAGAAGCAACAGTAGCATTCGAAGGCGTTCTCGACGCACTCCTTATTGATCGTGAAAACGATCCCAACAGCAAGGGCACAGCACGTAGACTTGCTAAAATGTACTTTAACGAAATAATGGCAGGTAGATATGAAGCAGCCCCAGATGCAACAGCGTTTCCAAATGACTCGCAAGACCGTTATGAAGGCATGTTGGTTGTTCGTAGTGAGCTGCGTAGTATGTGCAGTCATCATCACCAACCTGTGGCTGGCGTTGCTTATATTGGTATTATTGCTGCCGAAAAACTTATCGGACTTAGCAAGTACACAAGAATCGCACAGTGGTGTGCAAGACGGGGTACTCTCCAGGAGGAACTTTGTAACGACATCGCCCGCGAGATTAGCCGAGCTACTGACTCAGAGAACGTAGCAGTTTACATTCAAGCAACACACGGTTGCTGTGAAAATCGTGGTATTATGGCACATAGCAGCCTAACACAGACTACAGTATTAAAAGGAACATTTAAAAATGATCCCCATACAAAGAAGGAATTCTTTGACAACATTAAACTACAACAGGAGTTTGCCCCAAGATGACAACAGCTAAAGACCTAACAGATCATTTAATCTATCGTGCAAAGAATCTTCAAGAATTTATTGTAGAAAGAGACTTTGATCAAATTCCAACTGGCATTGTTCGTTTTAATATTCAACATACTGTAGGACAACCAGCAAGGTTATTTGTTCCTGCATTAACACAAGACGAAGCCGAGGATATGGTAGACGAGTGGTTTAGTGAGGATGTAGAATGAAATGGTTTCTTAATCTTTTAGATCGGCTAGGTCGTAAGCGTATTGTTATGGATCGTCAATGCGACGAGCCGTATCTTGAACGCTATTACTTGTTTCTAAAAGATAGGAAAACATTTCCATTTAATATATTCCTACATAAGTTTTTAAAGGGCGACCCAGATGATGTTCATGATCATCCGTGGCCGTATGCTACACTAATACTCAAAGGTGGTTACTATGAATACACTCCTAATTTCGAATATGGCAAAATGGTTGGAGAAACAAAGCATTGGCGTGGTCCTGGTCACTTCCGCTTATGCAGTTCTCACAGCTATCATCGTATCGAATTGGTTCCTGGAATAACTGCTTGGACTTTGTTTATGCCGGGTCCTCAAAAAAGAGAATGGGGATTTTTAGTTAATAATAAGTGGGTGCAACACGAGCAGTACCTTAAGGAAAGATATGAAAAAGTTAGTAATTAACAATGACGACTTTAAAGGTCTAGTCAATAAGATTTGTAGAGATATTGCATTAAGCAACTGGAAACCTGATTATGTTGTGGGATTAACTAGGGGCGGGCTACTACCTGCTGTTATGATTAGTCATTACTTAAATGTACCCATGCAATCATTAGACGTTAGTCTGCGTGACGGAGGCGAATGCGTTAGTAATCTAGGTATGGCAGAAGATGCGTTTGGGTATATCAATCACGACCCAATGTCATCAGGTGATGGTAGAAAAAATATCCTTATTGTAGACGATATCAATGATCAAGGTAGTACACTAAACTGGATTATGGAAGACTGGCCGAGTGGTTGTTTTCCAAATGACGAACGATGGGAAGAAATTTGGAATAACAATGTTCGATTTGCAGTTATTGTAGATAATCTATCTAGTAAATGTAAAGCTCCAATGAATTATTGGGGCATGGAAGTAAACAAAGCCGAAGAAGATGTTTGGATTGAATTTCCTTATGAGGAGTGGTGGACAAAATGAAGAAAGAAATTTTACCAGGAAGTCGTTGGGGTTCAGGCACTGATAAAAAATTTATTGTAATCCATGTAGTTGAAGTTGATGGACATACATGGGTTCATTATCGAGATGACAAAGTTCTTGAGCCTAGAGAATATAGTTGCTATATAGAAAGTTTTGAACAACGCTTTACAAGCCTACCCGAATGAAACAAAAATTAAAACAAGCATACATGAAAACTGCGGAGACATTTGCAGAGCTTAGTCATGCTCGGCGATTGCATGTAGGTGCAATCGTAGCCAAAGATGATAGGATTATCTCTATTGGCTACAATGGTATGCCAGCAGGTTGGGATAATAACTGTGAATATGAAGTAACAGAATTTCAAACCGAATACGGTGTTGGCAGTAAGTTAGTCAACACCGGTGAGTTAAAAACTAGACCCGAGGTATTACATGCTGAAACAAATGCGATTGCCAAACTGGCTAAATCTAACGAATCTGGTTTGGGTGCTACTATGTTTATTACCCATGCTCCATGTTTGGACTGTGCCAAACTTATCTACCAAAGTGGTATTAGCAGTGTTTTATATCGGAACACTTATAGGGATACTAGTGGTATCACGTTTCTGGAAAAATCAGGAGTAACTGTTGAACAACTTATCTAAATGGACTGTACCGGTTGAGGAAGATCCAGACACCGGCGATGCGATAATAACATTTCCGCCTGAGCTATTAGAACAAGCAGGTTGGAAAGAAGGAGATACACTTGTTTGGACAGATAACAAGGATGGCTCTTGGACTTTAACAAAAAAGAGTGTATAATAACGTATGAGTAAAATTAAAATTGCAGAGCTGTTTTACAGCATTCAAGGTGAAGGTCGCTACATGGGTGTGCCTTCTGTGTTTTTACGCACATTTGGTTGTAACTTTAAATGTGCAGGTTTTGGCATGAGTCGTGGTGAATTAAGCAACGAAGCTGAAGATATTGCAGAAGTTGCACATCTATATAACAAATATGAAGAACTACCTTTGGTTTCTACGGGGTGTGATAGCTATGCTAGCTGGCATCCTAGTTTTAAGGATCTTAGTCCAATGCTTACAAGTGATGCTATCGTAGATCGAATTATGGAAATACTTCCGCAAGATCATTGGAAGGACGAGCATCTTGTTATCACAGGCGGTGAACCATTGCTGGGTTGGCAACGTGCTTATCCAGACTTGTTGAGTCATCCTAAGATGTCAGGCTTGAAAGAGATTACATTTGAAACAAATGGCACTCAAAAGCTAACAGAAGAGTTTAAAGAATATCTGGTAGAATGGCAAATGCCTAACATGGATTTTGCTAGAGAAGTTACATTTAGCGTAAGTGCTAAACTACCATGTAGTGGAGAGAAATGGGAAGAAGCAATTCTTCCAGAAGTAGTTTGTGAATACGAAAATTTTGGTACAGCATATTTGAAATTTGTTATTGCCACAGAACAAGATTTTACCGATGCCGAATGTGCTATTGCCGCATATCGCAAAGCAGGCTTTAAAGGACATGTTTATCTAATGCCGGTAGGTGGTGTTGAAAGTGTCTACGCATTAAACAATAAGAATGTAGCATTACTAGCAATGAAAAACGGTTTACGTTATAGCGACAGACTACAAGTGCCGTTATTTAAAAATGAGTGGGGAACTTAATGATTAAACAATTCTTTAAAAAGATTACAGGCTTACAAGCATTAGAAGATGCAACACAAAACGCACTAGCAGAAGCAGAGACTGCAAAGAGTATTGCTAAACAGCATTTAGAAGAAGCAATTGCAGCTGAAGCAAAAGCAGCAGAAGCTAAGTTAACTCCTAAAGAACGTGCTACACAAAAAGGCG